GCGAGCTCGAGACTCTTTTATGGAGTCCGAAGCGGGATGCTCGTTAACTAATGATATCCTAGACGGTTTCGTGGATCGTGATGATCCTATAATCCGTCGAGCATGTCAAATAGTTAGTGAGGTCCTCGGGCCCTTCGATAACTTTTATAATAACTTACGTCATTATATAAAGTTTTCTAACGGAGCGACTAGCACACTCAGCCGTCGACGTGCGGGTATCCCATTCAAATGCAAGAGGCCTATCAGTATCAATCCTGATGCTGTTAAACACCTTGACCATCTGTTTGGAGGAATACGCACGCGTGCGAACTTTACAAAGACGAACAAACTCGCGTTCGTTCCCAAAAGCTATAAGACGGACGGAACAATCGCTTGCGAGCCAACACACAGTATGTGTTTTCAGCTTGCTTTCGACACGTTCTGTAAGAGTCGTTTACGGCAAGTAGCCTCTATCGACTTATCCGACCAAAAGCTTAACCAACTCGCCGCATTTAAGGGCTCGCTTAGTGACGACGGTCTTGCGACCATCGACATCTCAGCAGCGTCCGATAGTGTGGCGTTCAATACAGTCGCTCTTCTGTTTCCATACGAATGGTTCGTTTACCTTAAATCAATAAGGTCTGCGTTCTACCGTATGGATAACAACGGAGCAACTACCGCCGGGGCCTACCAGAAGTTCTCCTCAATGGGGAACGGGTCGACCTTCGCGATTGAAACGTTGGTATTTTACGCCCTAATAAAGGCTATTGGGTGCGAAACCTGTATCGTTTACGGAGATGACATAGTCGTCGAATCTCACAGAGCTCATGATGTTCGAGCAATCTTACGATTGTTCGGCTTCAAGGTCAATGTCGAGAAGTCGTTCTATGACAAGAGCCGGTTCCGTGAATCCTGCGGAACAGATTGGTACAACGGCGTTAATGTAACACCATTGTACCTGCGGCACTTTCCGCGTAACTTCTCTCGCAGTTGCAGCATATCAGATAAGCAGAAGATTGTGGTAATTCTCAATCAGCTTCTTACAATATGCCGGCATACATACGAGGGACTTGTGTCGCAGCTAGTCAAAAATCTTAGACTACCCTGCGGCCCGCTTGACGATTCTTTCGACAAGTGGGTGTTCATCGATGACTACGTTTATCGTTATGATAAAGTAGACATCTTTAAACAACACCCGTACTGTTACGGATACAGAAGACGTACAAAGACTATATATGTACGGCATTCACTTGCGTATATATACAGTGCTTTGCGCGAACATCGAATCAGCTCAGATACGCCTTTACAGGCGTACAGTGTTGACTCCGGTGTAACGCGAGCGCGTATGCGAG